ATCCTCCACCTACAGCACCCATAGCAGGTGCTGTAGGTGCCTCTGGAATTTCTAGTTGCGGAGATTCTCCGCCACCCACCACATTATTAATTGCTACTCCAGTTCCTATAGTTGCAACTGCGGCAAGACCACCTCTAAGAGCTAGACCTTTTAATCCACCAAGTTTACCTCCACCAGAAAAAGCAGCAGCAGCTCCCTTTAATCCTTTTCCAGTAGCAATTGCTTTCGCTAATCTTGCTGCAATAACAACTAATCTTGCTGTAGCACCTATTGCTACACCTGCAACTTTTCTAACTATTCTACCAAAACCAGTACCAAATAAAATATATCCAGCAACTAATGAAGGCCACCAATCTTGTAAGAAACGCATAATTGAGCGTATCTTACTTCGGTTCTTATCATCGGCAAACCAATTTAATAATAAAATAAGAGCACGACCAAGAAATATAGTCACAAAAAACTGTATAATCTGGTCCAATATACTTTTTACTGGAGCAATAACAGACTGTGCTACCTTTTTAACAACTGCGAAAGATTTTTCAAGACCTAATTCTACATTTTGCCTTCTACTTCTTTCTTGGCTTTTTCTTGTTTCCTCAGATTCTTTTACTGTTTGTTTATTTCTCTGAGATAAAAGTTGAATAATATTTGTTAAAGATTTTGATATGTCCTTTAAGAGTGCAGTATCAGCAGGAGCATAAATTAATTGTTGTTGCGGAGAAACGGCAGCAGACTGTACTGTGGTTGTTCTACCCATCAGTCTTTGTGCGTTTACCGGTGCCATATAGACCTACTTAAAAGTGTGAACTTTGTTGCTGTTGTTTTGATCTCTCTTCCTCAAGATGTTGCTCTAAAAGACCAACATATACATCTCTTTCCCAAGGGATCATATTTTCAATTTCCCATAATGAATATTTATGGTACTGAATTAGCGCGAAGTTCAATCGAAAATAATTTTCTAGGTCCATATGGACCATTGCTACGCGAAAAAAGATGCTAACCCTTCTAGCACAACTTCATTTTCAACTCCAGTCTTTGGATTCTTAACAGAAAGTTTATGAGACAATTTAGGCATAGTCTCAAAAAATTTCTCAATCTCTTTAAATTGAGATGAATTCATTTGATCCAAAAATTCAGTTAATTCTTTTTTGGTCACATCTGCAGTTGACCAAACTTCATCTTCTGTATAAATTTTATCAATACAAGAGGCAATCAAATCAAAAGATTGCTCCATCGCATTTTCATTTTTAAAATCAAAATTAGTTTTAATAAATTGCTCCAATGATGGATATTTCATTTCCATCATAATATCGTTATCTACTTTAATCTTGTTTGTATGTTCTTCGTTCTTTTGAACTTTAATATCATCCAAATTTATATTAACAGAAACATTAGTTTGATTATCGTCAGGGCAGACAATATTAACTTCTACCTCCTCACCAACAGACTTTCCGCGAATGTTAAGAAACAAGTATTCAATATCAAAAGTAGGAAGAGTTTCTACTTTAATATCTTTTGTTAAAATGCAATTTTTAATTACTGTTTTAATCGCATTCGTAATCTGTTTATTATCTTCACTCTCTAAAGCAATAACCAATAACTTTTCTTCTTTTACAAGAAATGGTCTATAACGAATTTTTTTCTCAGTTGAAGGCAATTCCAACTCATATGTTGGGGTAGAAATTTTAGGTAAAGGCATAATGTCCTATAAAATATTTCAGTGAAATTATTTATTGAGTATTTTTTATAATCGATTCTTAAATGAATTAAAAAAGAGTAGTAGTAACATTACCAGAGGCATTACCGACAGCTAACGAAGTCCCTCCAGTAGTAAGAACATTAGTTCCGGAAAGATTATTTGAAATCTCAGTTCCTCCAGTAATCGAAGTTGTTTCAAACTGCGGATTATTAAAAGCAGCTTGTTGATTTGGAGCAGAAGGATCTCCCTGCACAGTCTCTGTAGATCCCACATCCTTATGTACTGGGTCACTATTTGTTGGGATTAAAATATATCGGATATAAGTAAATGATACTGTGCATTTTAATAAAGAAGAAGAATCGTAAGAAATTGGCATTGACGCCATAGAAATTGGAAAAGCATTAACAAACTTATACGTTAATGCTGCTGTGTAATCTCTTTCAAATTTAGTAATTTCCAATCCTTGTTTTGAAACATAAAGATCGGGATAATTTAATCTATAAAAATAGTTAGGACTTTCCGATCCTGGTCTAGATCCAGTAGCCGTTATACTTTCCCCGACAATATACTTAATCCAGGTTTCAAAGTATCTAATTGGTAAATAGTTCTCCGCGTCAACATAAAAAGTCATATCAATTCTATCATCATAAATTCTTCTATTTGCATACCTTTGAGTTACTCCGTGATAATCTCCAGTAATATCCATAGTTCCAATATTAGAACCAGGAAGAGAAGTTTCTGAGCAGAGTAAATAGAGTTTCTCTTGGTTAAGTCCCTTAAACCCACCTAATCCGTTAGCACTTAGATACTCATTAGTTAATCCGGGAGGAATAGGAATCTTAACTTCGAAATGAGAAGTTAATGCAGGTCTAAGTAAATTAGATTTAATCTCATCTACTGTCCTTTTAGGCATTTATAAATAATTTTTGACTTTAATATATTATGTAGTAAGGATAATGGCACAAAGTATCAAAAGTATCTACAAACCCTCTTATCCACAAAAATACATAGGAAATGCAAATAACATTATCTGCAGAAGTAGTTGGGAGAGAAAGTTTTGTCATTGGTGTGATTTAAACCCAAACATTATTGCTTGGGGATCAGAAGAGATTAGAATTAAATATTACGATCCAGTAAAACAAAAAGTAAGGAACTATTTTCCAGATTTTATTATAAAAGTCAAAGAGCAGTCTGGAGAAATAAAAAAATACATTGTGGAAATAAAACCAAAGAAAGAAACAGTTGCTCCAAAACCAAGATCAAGAACAACAAAATCATATCTCCATGAAGTCTATACTTATGCTACAAATCAAGCAAAGTGGAAAGCAGCACAAGAATTTTGTGAGGATAATATGATTGGATTTAAAATAATCACAGAGCAAGAATTGGGTATAAAATAATGGCGGAAGGTTTTGGGCAATATGTAGAAAAAACTTCTACAACCAAAAGAATGAGGGATCTTCTTAAAAAAATTACTGAGTCTCAAATCAAAGACCCAGAAGATCTAATGCTAATTATTATGGAAAATTTAAAGGAAGATTCCCTATATCCAGAAGTAGGTAAATTTTATACTTTCGTTTATAATCCTAAAACACCAAACATCGAATATGATCAACACCCACTAATTGCTTGTGTAGAACTTAATAGTTGGGGATTTAGGGGATTAAATTTTCATTGGAGAAAACATAGAAATTACACTTGGCCAGAAGTTGCCGGAAAGTTATATAAAATTCAATACAATGAATTGGATGAAATGCTTTCCATACCTTATGCAAAGTTCCGTCTAAATAAATAAAAGACCTCTTTATATCTGATGGCAGCAGAAGTTTATGGAGAAGCTGGTAATTCCAGCGTATCACCACCTTTTCAGGTATCTGGAGTTGGAGGAAACTTATCGACTACGGTTAACAAGGAAACTGGAGTAGCACAAATCTTTAGAGCAAACGCACTGAATGCTCAGCAAAGTGTTGGAACTTTTGACCCCAAGACCAAAAAGTTTACTGCTCAAAAGGACTCTAACGGAAACTTAATCCTAAACCAACAAGAAATTAAATCATTATCAAGTCCTACTGCAACCAGCGCAATTACTGACGCAGCGAGCAAAACTGCAACAAAAGGATTGATAGCAGAAGGAAAAGATCCAGCTACTGCAAAAAAAGAAGCAGATAGTCTAACAAATCCAAGTGCGCCAACTACTCCAGGCGAAACAGATGGTCAAGCACCTCCACCATCCGATGCAGATACCGACGCATTTGGTGAGGAGGTTAATTCCCCAAATAAAGAAGGAACTAGAACCCAATATGAAGATGTTCGTTATCCTGCAGATTTAGCATTAGAACATCAAGATTGCATTAAATTTTCAATCTTAGAATATAAACCGTCATTAGCAAAAAGATCTAATACTAGCACTGGACAATCCATCTCAAGAATTGTAGAGGTAAAAGATGGAGTTCCTCAGATAGGAAAAAAGCCATTAGGAACAATAACATTACCAATTCCAGCAGGAATTAATGATAGCAATACAGTGGGTTGGCAAGAAGATCCAATAAATAAACTCCAAGAACAATTTGGGGCAGTAGCACAGGGATTTATAAGTGGTGGTGCAGCAGGAGCAGAACCCGCAGCACAGAGTACTTCTAACACTTTCAGTGATGCCGTAAAATCAGGCGACCTCCAAAAACAATTATCTGGATATATTGCAGGAGCAGCCGTAGGTAGTTCCGGTATTCAACAAAGAACAACAGGAACAATATTTAACAATAACTTAGAACTTCTTTTTAATGGACCTTCTCTTCGTTCATTTGCATTTTCATTTAAACTTTCTCCAAGAAATGCACCTGAAGCAAAAAATATAATGAAAATTATTCGTTTTTTCAAACAAGCAATGTCTATTAAAAGAAGTAAAACATCTTTACTACTAAAGACACCGCATACATTTGCAATATCATATATAACTTCAAATAAACAACATCCATACTTAAATAAATTTAAAGAGTGTGCTCTTACTGGGTTTAATGTTGATTATACTCCAGAAGGGCAATATATGACTTATATGAGTTCAAATGTTAATGAACGTTCTATGATCTCATATCAAATATCTTTAACTTTCCAAGAACTTGAACCTGTATTTGATGATGATTATGGTAATGAAGCACCACAAAATATTCTTAATGTAGGTTACTAAGATGACAAGTCCATACTTTAGAAAACTTCCTTCATTTGAATATGTAAGTCGTTTACCAGATGCAAAAATAAGTGATTATATTGAAGTTAAAAATATTTTTAAACGAGGTAAAATTCGTCCAGATATTTTTGAAAATGTTGCTTTCTTTGAGAAATACAAAATTGAAGGCAATGATCGTCCAGATAGTGTTGCATTTAAAGTCTATCAAGACCCAACTTTAGATTGGGTGATTCTTTTATCTAATAATATCATAAACATTCAAACAGAATGGCCATTGACTCAAGAGTCTTTTGATACCTATCTAAGAGAAAAATACGGAACAGTAGGTGAATATATTAATGCGTTCAAAAGCGTTACTGGTGAAACAATAGAAGAATCTAGTGTTTCTAGAAATAGCGATGGATCCTTAACAGAAGAAGAAACTTACTACACTATCTACAATGGAATACATC